TTAGCTTTCTATATAAATATGTACTTAGTAGTAGGTTAAGGTGTTAATTCATCTATTCTAGCGAAACCACTAGCCACATTCCAAATTGCATTTATTTCACCAGTATATCCATAAGGTACCTCATAGTAACTTAGTGGGAATATTTTGATAGTAAAATCACTGGTAGTTGCGGTACTACCCAATTTCAAATACAATAATGAAGAAGAAGAATCATTATAAATGGTTGCTCCTAACCTAGTTGTATTTGACGGTAGTAGAACTGAATTACTAAGAGAAGCCGCTACACTTGATGTTGTACTAGTAGCTGGTTTGGCTGGACTAACTGTAAAAGAGTTGTTTGGTGAGATGGCAACAACCAAAGCACGGTCGGACGAGACGGCGGCTTGGTTACCCGGTTTGACGGTAACTGGACCGTGACCGGCAGCATCGTCAAGTATTGTTTGTGTTTGCAGACGATAGACGTATCCATCATAAAGTACTCCAATAGGATTACCAAATTCATCAAACAGTATCGCTGCTGGTGATTCAGTTGACATTAGATTATCGTCCTTGTTCTAGTAGCCTCAAAAGCAGTATCGTACGTAATAGTATCGATTACTGTATGTACAATAGTCACACCATCATAATCATACATATTCCAGTGAATAGTAGTTGGGAAGGCCGTATTAGTATAGGTAATGAATTTTTCAACCAGCTTTTTAGTTTTAGCAACATCTAGATACCAAGTTATAGATGTTGGAAATGGACTGTTAGAAGGTATAACTTCTTTGAAAGCGCCGGACGCAAAACCATCACCAGGACCTTGATCAATAAAATGAATGAGCTGTCTTAACGTCTGATGGTCTTGTGGTGTAAGTCCGCCACCTCCGCCACTGGTAATCAAATTCTGTACGTATCCATCTAGTTGATCAAACCCAATTGTAACACCAGTAGTAAATCCATATCCTTCAAGAAAATGAATTCCACAATCAGTGAACTGAAGTAAATCAATATTACTAATGACCAATTCAATATCTTGATTTTTGAATTTTCTTTTCAGCGTACCCTTCATCAAAGATGATTTGATTTCGCCTTCAAAAATACCCGGTATCTTAAGCAGATCTCTGGTATCATGATAGTTGATTGGATAGTTGAAAATAAAAATAGTCTTACGGTGCGGTGAGATATTTCTTACTATAAACTGTCCACATTCAGGTTGATGAGGAGCGAATACATTCATTCCCATGGCTTACTTACCCCTCTTTATGGAATCTATCCCTAATAGTTATAGTGATGGTTCTTTCTACATCTGGATTATCAGCGCTTGCCTTACATCCATCAAATAGTTTTTCGATTAAAGAATCATAACCTTTATTGGCAACATCACTCTTAGTAATTTCTAGAGCCTGTTTAACATCTTTGTTAGTAAGGTCAGCATCTTTGGTTAATATAACTCTAGTCAAATCTGTTTCGCTCATTCTTGTCAAATCATCATGAGTCAAACGATATCTGACATTTAAAAGCTCTTCTAGATAATCAAAACTACCAACACCTGGTTGATTCTGCGCTGCAAAATCACCATCATCAATACCAGTACGCATACCTTTATCAACGGCAGTTAAAAGAACGCGAGCATTACTATCTTGCCATTCATGTTCACGACCGTAAACATTCTTTAGAGCATTAAGTGAGTTACGCAGTTTGGCAAAGTTCTTTACTCTTTGAGCTAGTCCCTCAGAAAGAAATTGTTCACTACGGTTATAATTCTGAAGACCTCTACGTGGATTATACTCTGTCTCTTGATCGATACGACGAGTATCAAAAGCCATTTTGGTAAATCCCTGTCCAGCCACAGTAGTTTCCAAAGCAACTTTTCTAAGTTGCCTAGATTGCTTCCTAGAAGCCACGTCTTGTGACCCCCTGGAAATCAAATTGTAAAGCTCGGTAACCTCTAACAAACTCATTTGCCTCTGTCTTTTGATAGAACTCTAGTAATATGCCTACTTATTACACGGCCCCCGACTTGACACGTAATTTTTAAGTTTTAGAATAACCGCCATGGAACACCTACACATATCCCCGGACCTAATTCACCCCTTAGCAATTGAGGTTTGCCGGGTTCTACATGAAAATGAATACCAGGCTTTTATAGTGGGCGGGTGCGTGCGAGACCTACTTCTAGGGCAGAAGCCCAAGGACTGGGATATTACCACCGACGCCAGTCCTCAAAGCGTCATGGAAATCTTCCAAAAGACCATTCCAACCGGCCTACAACATGGTACGGTAACAGTCGTTATGGGAGAAGGTGTCGAAAACCACTTCGAAGTTACTACGTTTAGAATCGAAGGGGCATACTCAGACGGTCGTAGACCTGACGAGGTTTTCTTCGTTATGAACGTAGAAGACGACTTGGCCAGACGAGACCTTACCATCAACGCTATTGCTTATGACCCGATTACTCAATTGGTATCGGACCCTTTCAATGGCGTAAAGGACTTGGCTGCTGATTTCCATGAAGCTGGTATAATCAGAGCTGTTGGCAACCCCGTAACTCGTTTTCAGGAAGACGGACTTCGCATTATGCGAGTAGCTCGTTTTGCTGCACGATTTAGGTATGCCGTTGATTATCCAACCTTTCAAGGAATGCAGCAAAGCCTCGAAACCCTGAAGAAGGTTTCAAAGGAGCGCATCAGCGATGAGTTAACCAAGACTCTCATGTCTAACAATCCATCTTATGGTTTGCAGATTCTGAGAGACTGTGGCGCGCTGGACATTGCATGCCCGCTTCTGGCTGGCAGGCAACTTCCATTACTGCCTGACCAAGACCTTTGCAAGGGACCACTAGAAGTAAGATTGGCATTCTTGTATAACAGGCTGCCAGTTGAGCAGGTGCAAGAAGAACTCATCAATTTGAAGTTTTCTAGCAAGGAAATCAAGAGGGTTGTATTCCTTCTTCAGCTAGTGGAGCGGTTCTATGTCTTCGAGGAGAAGCATACTGATTTGGCCTATAAAAGCTTTATGGCCGTTATCAAGAACCATAGCCCCGACCCATGGGAAGATACCCTACGACAATTTATACATTTGACTGAGCCTATGGGACTGGCATCTGTATCATTGCTGGAGGAATACCAAGGAACGGTGGTCTTGGCTCGCAAGGAGATGGCGCTCAATGGTAACGACTTGTTAGAGGCCGGCATGGCTGCTGGGCCTCGAATCAAGAAGGCGCTGGATGAATGTTATTTGGAGATTCTTCGTAACCCGGAGCATAACACCAAGCAACATTTACTTGAAATCGCTAGACAGGCTTAAGAGTTCTTTCTTTTCTCTTTAGCTTCCTTATCAAGCTTTTTGTACATCTCATTGTGCATTTTGCGTAACAATTCTTGTTGTTTCTCAGAAAGCTTGTCTAGTGATTTTGGGTCACGAAACTTTTCATAAATTTGATGCAAGAAATCTTTGTGTGGCTTGAACTCAAGTGGCATAAGTTGAAGTTCAAATCTAATACCATTTAGACCTAAATCTACATGAACAACACCACGATATTCTAATCCGTGTTCTTTAGATCTGTGGCCATTTTTATCGATACTATTGATGCTCTTACCGAATAATTGTTTGACGATATTTAAGACGTCATCAATATCAAATTGTTCAGAGTAGAATAAACGACCGCGAGCTAGGTCAGATAATTCAACCGGGTCTTGGACACGATCTGCTTCCATCTTGCGTTTAACGCTCATATATGGTTTCAGATTGGTCTCTAATACGAATTCCGATGAAGGAACATCAGATAACTGAGTATTCACGTGCTGCAATGCCTTATTAAGATGAGGCACAAGCTGCATGTATCGTTTGCGAAGTTTCTTAGTGTCCATATCTATATGCCAGAAAAATGAAACAGCCACCAGATTTCTCCAGTGGCTGTTTCGGAATTACTCAATCAGGCTTATTAGGCGCCGATGACGACAGACTTACGACCCGCTGCGCAACCACGTGGGTTGACGATTGCGATACCGATAATCTCAGAGACTACCCATCCGAGCTTCAATTGCTTTGGCTCGTCTGCTGGTAGAACTTCGATGTCCTGACGGATTGGCATTACACCAACGAACTCAGGATCGGCTACACCGTAGATAGTTCCAGGTGGAACGATCTTGCTGACCATAATGTCAGTACCCCAGATGTGGGCGTATAGACCAGTTTGTAGAACTTCACGCATGGTTACTGGATCGAAGTCTCCTCCGCCAACACCCTGTCCACCACCAGATCCCCACTTGAGGATGTCAGTGAACTCGTTGATGTTCATGAAGTACTTAGTAGTTACTAAGTCCCAACGGTCAATCTGCTGCTTGATTTCAACGAGGTCTCTCTTTAGAAGACCAGCGTCTGCGATATCAGTGAGAGTGTTCTCAACTGAAGCTGCTGCATCAAGGGCTGCGAAGATGTTTGCATCTTCCTGAGCCATGATTTCTTGACGAGCCTTCTGAACTGCTCTGTCAATTACGTTAAATCTACGACGCTTTACTTCAGCGATACGAACAGTTGGGTTCGCGTAGATTTCGAATTCTGGTACAACAACACGGTCACCGAATACACGGGACTCTGGACCAGTACCGTTGGAAGAGATAACAACTGCGGCAACATCGATATCTCTATCGTAAGTTGGAATTGCTCCCTGTGGTAGTGGGTCAACAACCAAGGCACGACGTGCGATACCATGGTAATCGAGGTTTCTACGGATTGGGTTTGCCATAGCCTGAGCTAAAGCAATCTTGCCGTCTTGAGTCATGATTGCGCGAGTGATCAATTCATCACGCTTCTCATCGCTCAATGCTGGTTGACCAGCTAGTCCTTGGTTTGCAGGGACATTCTCTTCGAGAATGGCTGCGTACTTTACCAAGGCTTGCAATGCGTCCTTGAAAGATGAGGCGTTAATCTCGCCCTTGCCGCTAAACATATTCATAGTTTCTCCTAGAAAAATTTGCCAGTCTTACCAGCTTATATTCTTACGTTAAAAGGGTGAGAGGGGTCCTTGCGGACTTCGAGAATGGCAGTTTCACCTACCATCTCCCCCAGCCTCTCGGCTAGAGAAGTTTATTCAGCTATTAGAGAGCTGGTGCAAAGTAAATCGTTGCGAACGTGAAAGTTCTTGGCTGAGCAGTAGTTCCAGATGGACTGTTCAAAGCAGCAACCAAGTAGTTTGGAGTGGTTACCAAAGACTGGTTAGTGTTGAACTCTACTAGACGACCGACAACAACAGCGACACCGCCAGAACCAACGGCAGAACCGTTAGAGGATACGGAGGCAGCATTAGTTGCCTGAGTCAAGAGACCGCCAGTAGTAAAGCCTAGAGCATCACCACCAGTTAGGGTAGTGTTGGTTGGCTGCAAGCTGGAATGAGTTGCATCAAGAGATACGCCGTAGAGACCTGGCTTATCCCAGCAAGTGGTCTTTCCAGATCCAGTTGCGGTGTGAGGTCCGAGGACAGCTCCACCAGTAACAACTTGACCTACAGATCCACCAACAACGGAACCAAAGAGAGTTCCGTATCCAGTAATACCATCGTCAGATAGCATCAATGGACGAGCAGCAAAGTTGGTTGCTGCGTGAGTCTTAGTAACGGCTGGACGCTTGAAGGTGCCAGATACGTTGACATAACCGTCAAATACGTCATATGCGCCCTGGTCTTCACCAGCAACGTGTACGCCTGGTTGACCAGTAGAGTTTACGTAAGTAAATGTAACTACTTCGCCACCCTTAGTATTTAGTACGTCCGCATCAAGACCATCAAACTGACCCAAAGGCTGAATGCCTGGTTGTAAAAGTTTTAGAGACATTTGTGTTTCCTATTTAATTTCAAATGCCACAGAGGGCATGATAACTTACATCTAACTTACAAAATCTATTAAGCATACTCTCTTATTGACATAAAATCGATAAAAAATTGCTTTAGCGTTACAAGAAATATCCGGCTATGCCCAGATTATGTTCCGAAAAGTCCTCCAAATAGACCTTTAGCTTCATCTTCTAGCTTATCCATAGGAGATTTCTTCGTAGGAGCTGGCTGGCCCGGAGTTTCAGATGGTTCTGTAGGAGTAGCTGGAGCTTTTGGAGCCTTTGGGGCTTCTGGAGCCATTTGAGCTTCAATTTCCTGATTATATTGGGCCAAATCTCTTCCAGCATCTGCCTCAATGGTCCTAGCATTACCGATAGCACGACCAATCATAATGATATTTTCTTTAACTGGGCCTAATGCACGAACTACATCGTCAAATTCATTAGATAAAAGTGCTTTGTTACCACCTATTAATCCAGGAACGGCTTCTACCATTGATGTAAACATGCCCCTATCAGTAACTTGTTGACCTTGATACATAGGATCGCTCAAATTACCCATCATTTTTACGATAGCAGGGTAGACATTGACAGCTTCCTCTCGGAATCTCTTCAATTCTAGCATGTCGCTTTGAACTTCTGGTTGCTTAGATAGTGCTAATAGCTCTCTTCCATCTCTAGGGGCACGAAGCTTATCTAATATAGGCAACATTTTATTGTATGACTCATAAAACTTAGTCATTTTGTCTTTGAAATCACTCAATGTTTTTAGGAATTCTGGTCTGTATGTATGACCGACTCCTAATGTGATATCGCTTGTTAAGAAATCATCAATCTCTTTGACAAGATTTTGATAATTGACCATTAGTCCACTATCACGGAATTTAGTATGCTGTTGTAGATAAACTCCACCCAATATAATTGCGGCAACTACCACAATTGCAACTACGGGAACAGCGCCTACCTTTTCAAAATTTTTTTTTTGAGCTAACTGCTCTAAACAAGCATCAGCTAACTTACGAAGTTCTTCGTTATCACATCGGTCAAGTTCGTTGCCGACCCTAACCAAAGAAAGCACTAAATTCTTGTTGGCATATTTACGATTAACGAGGTGGCCGTCCGGCGTCTTCATTACGATGCGAAGCCTAATATTTTGACCTTCGTTTTCGTTTTCAACGAGACCGTTTAATTTATCATAAGACGGAGATATTACGATTGAATCTGGATGCGCATCTTCAATGATGTTGCGCTTGTATTCCATATCTTTTGGTAGTTCTGGTTTAGTATTGTATAGTTTGCTGATTTGCTCAATAGTTAATGAATCGAATCTTGGATTCGTTTCAGAGAAAT